AATTGTTTTTAGTGAATTGATTTATGTTTAAGAGTTATTAAAAGTGAATGACTCAAAATCATTCACTTTTTACAAAATGTGCATATTAGTTGAAAATATACGGAATACATGCTATAATTATATTATGTAACTATAAAACTATTACAGAAAGGTTGGTAAAAAATGATTAAGTATTTTATGCGGAGGACTATTTATAAGGAGTTTGACAAAGAATCACAAGATATGCTTTTGCAACTGACTTCAAAGCAACACATAATCGAGATAATTTGTGCTATGTTTTGGGCAGTTGCGTTTATTTTCACATACATTCCAGTATTTATAATTGATGTATGTGAAGATATCGAGCTTTCTATGACTACTCAAATAGCAATTATAGCTTTTATGCTAATATGCATGGCTGGATTACTAGTATCTATGAAGGTATTTAAAAGAGCTATGTTGGGATTCTCACAATTGTTGGCAGAAAGAATTTACTTTTTAGTATGCACAACCAAAGGTAAAGCCATTTGTAAAAATGATCTTAAGATTATCAATCAGGCAAATGAAAAGTTATATGCATTGATTGCAACTCAAATGTGTCGGGGATATTGCTACGCAATCTGTTTTGAAATATGTAAAGCATTAAAAAAAGGTTGCATAGAATTTCTTGCAATAAAGAAATTTTCTCCACATGATGATGAAGAAGATGACGGAAAAGATTTTACAATGCATGTTCTCTATGTAAACAACGGCTGGGCTTTTGATACATATAGTTCTCGCCAATATCCGATTGAGAAATTGCACGAAATCTACAAAGCTAAAATTTATAAGTCTTTTAGTTTTGATGAAATTAGTAACAAATCTTATGAAGAATTTAGAGAAGAACAAGAGCCTGAACTTGCAAAGTGGTCTATTGATAATGACTGCTCTATGTTTTGGAAAGATGACAAGGAGGAAACTTAAACATTTCACGACTGGTTATACAACTTATAACCAGCCGTGTTTTTATGTGTAAAGATATGATTTTTTATAAATTTGTTATAATTTTATTGCAATTTATTAAATTTATGAGATACTTTAGTAAATTGATTGATATTTGTATCAATCGTTATGAGAGCCGAAAAAAGTTGTAGATAACTATGTCAACGACACCAGATAAAATAATATACTAAAAGCCATACAAACATTGAAATATCAATGGCGTATGGTTTTTCTATTTTTAAAATTAGTGCAATAGTAATGCAGTAGGGAGTTGAAATTATATTTAAAATATAGTATAATAATGTATGTAACAGTATTGTTGCACCTTTGAAAAGTAAAAATTTCGGAGGTGCAAACCTCCGAACAATGAAAAGGAGAGCTATTATGACTAAAAAACAGATTGTTAACACTATTGGCTGGACAGTAATCGTTTTCGCCATTCTTGCATCTTACAGATACTATATTGGTGTCGACAACTGGGTTGAAGAAACACTTAATTGGGTAATTCCGGCAGCAGTCGGATATTTCTTAGGGTATGGACAAGCACAAAAAGACCAAAGACGGTAATTATCCCAGAAAAGGCTATGCAATATATTAATTAATTGCATAGCCTTTTTTTGTGAAATAAATGAAAAAACTATTGACAAAAATCGACACTAAATATACAATTAAAAAGTATTTTATATACAAATGAAAGGGGGGAAAAGCTATGCAAAGTGATAAAAATTGGCTAGCAACATTATTATTATGTTTATTTCTTGGAGGGATAGGTGTTCATAGATTTTATGTAGGAAAAGTTGGAACAGGAATTTTACAATTAATAACATTAGGTGGATGTGGAATTTGGACTCTTATTGATTTAATAATGATAATAACAGGAAGCTTTACAGATAAAGATGGTAATAAAATCACAAATAGCTAAAATTGAGATTTTCTTATTAGTTAATGTTGCGTTATTAATAATTCTGTATAGTATACCAATAAAAGACAATAATTTTTTAGAAAACCTATGTATATATAAGTTAATATCAAAAAAAGAATGTTTTAATTGTGGAATGACAAGAGCTTTCTTATCAATAATACATGGAAATTTTGATATGGCGATAACATATAATAGAAATTCTATTTTGGTTTTTCCATTCACAATAATTGCTTACTTGTATTCATGGTATAAATTTATATGGAAGAAAAAATAAGATATGGGTTGTAATGACACAACCCATAATTAGTATAGGGGGAAATTCATGAATAACGAAAAAACAAAATCAGTATTGGCTTACATTTTTGGACTTATAGGTGGATTAATTGTTTTAATGATGAAAGGCAGTGAAAAAAGAACAAAAATATGTGCAGCTCAATCAATAACAATAGCATTGATATATTATATAGTAAGAGTTGCATATGGATTTATTCCATTTAATATTCCATTTTTTGACTATATAGTATCAGGACTTTATTTAGTTGCAAGTATAATAGGAATAGTAAAAGCTTGTAATGATAATGAAGAACCAGAAATATCTGGTATAGGTGAAATTGCTAAATCATTGTTTAAAAAACAAATTGAACAATAATATAAGAAATACTATAAAAGTCAGTCAAAAGCTTTTGACTGGCTTTTATGAAATAATAATATAATATATATTGATATTAGAAAAAAGATATAGTATAATACATAATAGATGCTTTCATAGCTCAGTTGGTAGAGTGCAGC